GAAGAATTACACATTCCATATATCTCACCAAAAGATAATAGATGGCATAATTACTATCCAGATTTTGTAATCAAAACAAATACTGATAGAACTATTATTATCGAAATCAAACCATATTTCCAAAGAACTTATGCAGTAAATAAAGCTAAATGGAAAGCTGCTAATGAATATGGTATTGAAAAGAATATGGAATTTAAAATATTAACAGAGAGGGAATTGTTTTGATTAAGAAAAGAAAAATATTCCGTTGGTTAATTGATACATTTGATTCTATTAATTTTTGGTTTGAAAAGAAATTTAATCTGAATCCAAAAAGATCAGTAATGGAAGCAAAACAAAATACTGTATCATTAAAAGAACTTGAAGATACTATTGGTAAATCATTAGGATTGTAAAAAAATATTGTACTTTTTACAAAAATCATGTTATAATAGTATATATAAGTATGGATGCCGAAATAGTTCGGGTCCGTTTTTTAAACCTTGCTTAATATAAGGAGGTCATTATGACAATAAGCAATATTCATTCGCTGTTCCCAGCGTCTTTTGTAGGATTTGATAGATTATTTGATGAGATTGATAAATTCTCTACACCACAAACTTACCCACCACATAACTTGATTAAAGTAGACGATGACAAATGGGCTATTGAATTAGCTGTTGCAGGTTTCGCTGAAGATGAAATTACTGTAGAAGCTAAAGATGGTTATGTAACAGTTGTTGGTAAGAAAGAAGGTGAAGACGAACGTGAGTATGCTCATAAGGGTATTTCAGCGCGTAAGTTTGATCGTAAATTTAAACTTGCTGATCATGTAGAAGTTAAAGGTGCTGCCATGCAAAATGGTATTCTAGCAATTGGATTAGAACGTATTGTGCCTGAGGAACTTAAACCTCGTCAAATTAAAATCCAAACCGGTTCTCCGGAGCTTCTATTAAGCTAATGAATAGAGCCCGCCAAAGTGCGGGCTTTTTTAGTAAATAATTGTTTACTTTTAGAGTAAACTATGATATAATTATATTATGAGTTTTTATACATCTGTAGTCCGTTATGGCAATTCAATTCTTTATCGTGGATATGATGAACACGGTAAAAGGATCTATAAGAAAATAAATAAATTTCAACCAACATTTTACGTACAAAGTAAACGTGATGTAGGTTGGAAATCAATTGATGGTAAAGTAGTCGCGCCTGTTCAGATGGATAGCATGCGTGATGCAAGAAACTGGCTAGAACAGAACAAAGATGTTTCTGGTCGATACATCTATGGCACACCCAATTATATCCATCAATACATTACTCAACGTTTTCCACACGATATAAACTTTAAACGTGAGTGGATTAATGTTGGAACATTTGATATTGAAACAGAATATGAAGATGGCTTCCCTACACCGGCCGAAGCTTCTCAACGTATTCTTTCTATTACATACAAGTCAAGTAAAGATGACACTTATTACGTATGGGGTTATGGAGAATTTGATGAAGAAAAATCTCTGATTAAACCGGTTGTCTATCGTAGATGTCGTGATGAAGCAAGTCTATTAAAACTATTCCTTGACTTTTGGTCCAATGAAGATCGTTGTCCTGATGTTATTACAGGTTGGAATACACGATTCTTTGATGTACCATATCTAATCAATCGTACTGCAAAGATCTTAAATGTAGATGCAATCAAAAGATTCTCTCCTTGGGGTATGGTTGAGTATCAACAAATCACAAGACAAGGTCGTACTGAAGATGCCTACAATATTAAAGGTATTGAACAACTTGACTATCTAGAACTATTCAAGAAGTTCGGTTATTCATACGGCGCACAAGAATCATATAAACTTAATCATATTGCTTATGTTGTATTAGGTGATAAGAAACTATCTTTTGAAGAATCCGGTTCTCTTAAGAATCTATATAAAGATGACTTCCAAAGATACATCGACTATAACATGAAAGATGTAGAATTGATTGAACGATTCGAAGATAAAATGGGTTTGATTACATTGGCCCTAACTGTTGCCTATAAAGGTGGTGTTAATTACCAAGATACATTTGGTACTACAGCAATATGGGAATCAATTATCTATCGTAAACTAATGTCAGAGAAAACAGTTCCACCTGTCAATCGTTCTGATAATCCATGGAAACCATTTGCCGGTGGTTATGTTAAGAATCCAAAGACTGGCGCGCACGACTGGGTTGTGTCATTTGACTTAAACTCACTCTATCCTAATATTATTGTACAATGGAACATGTCACCTGAAACTATTATCAACCAAGGTGAATCTTCTGGTGTTGAATACTATTTGAAATCAGATAATGTTAAATCACCATATTCTGTTGCAGCCAATGGATCTACCTATACAAAAGACTTTCCTGGTGTTATTCCTGGAATCATTGAAGATTATTATGCAGAACGTAGAATCGTAAAAGATCTTATGCTTGCAACTCAATCTCAATTTCAGAATGATAAATCAGATAAACTAGATAAAGAAATCAATAAGCTTAATAACCAACAAATGGCTATTAAAATTCTTATGAACTCTCTTTATGGTGCAATGGGTAATCAGTACTTCAAGTATTTTGATTTGCGTCTAGCTGAAGGTATTACATTGACAGGTCAATTGGCTATTCAATGGGCTGAGAAAGCTATGAATAAAGCAATGAATGATGTACTAAAAACAGATAAAGATTATATTATTGCTATTGATACAGATTCATTGTATGTTAACTTTGGACCTTTAGTTAAGAAGCTGAATCCACCGAATCCTGTACAATTCCTTGACAAGATTAGTAAAGAACATTTTGAACCAGTTCTTGCAAAAGCTTATGATGAACTATTCAATAAAATGAATTGTTATAAGCCGCGTATGGAAATGGGACGTGAAGTAATTGCAGATCGTGGTATATGGACTGCAAAGAAACGTTATATTCTAAATGTGCATAACAATGAAGGTGTACAGTATAAAGAGCCTAAACTTAAGATCATGGGTATTGAAGCTATTAAGTCTTCTACTCCTGAAGTTTGCCGTAATAAATTCAAAGATATATTTAAGATTATTATCTCTGGTTCAGAAGCTGAAACACAAAAGTTTATTGCAGACTTTAAACAAGAATTTAAATCATTGCCTGCGCATGAAGTTGCCTTCCCAAGAAGTGTATCAAATGTGACTAATTGGAAGGACCGACATTCTATTTATAAGAAAGGTACACCTATTCATGTACGTGGATCTTTACTATATAATAAGTATGTTTCGCAAGCAAAACTAACAAAGAAATATGAATTGGTATCAAATGGTGATCGTATTAAATTCTGTTATTTAAAAATGCCAAACCCAATTCAAGAGAATGTAATTGCTTTTCCAGATGTATTGCCGTCTGAATTACAACTAAATAAGTACATAGATTACGAAAAGCAGTTTAACAAAACATTTGTTGAACCACTGAAACTGATTCTAGATTCTATTAAATGGACTCCTGAACCTGTTGCAAGTCTCGATGAATTTTTTGCATAAACTATGTACTTTTAACTTAAACTATGATATAATAGGTACTATGATGAATAAAACTTTCCCTAATGATATGAAAGCCATGCATGATAAATTTGGCGTGCATGACTGGATTGAACAAAATCTTAATGATAAAGAGAAACTACAAAAGTTTATTGAGTTCCGTATGAATTTTATTCAAGAAGAATTTGATGAAACTAAACGTGCAATTGCTATTGGTGATTGTGATGAAATTGTAGATGGTTTAATTGATATTTGCGTTGTAGCTCTTGGTACTCTAGATGCATTTGGTGTTGATTCACAAGTTGCATGGAATCGTGTGCATGAAGCTAATATGTCAAAACAACGTGGTATTAAACCTGAACGACCTAATCCACTTGGATTACCTGACTTAATGAAACCTGAAGGATGGACAGCACCTACACATAATGACAATACCGGACATCTCCCTGACGCTTTTTAAATCAGTATTCGATAATAAGACTGATAAACGTATAGACTTGAAAGACTTCGATGCATTCGAAGCTTTCTTGTATAAGCTTGCTGAACTACCTAAAAAAGATAAAAAGTCTGCAGAGTTGATGTCTCCTGCGATATATAAACACAATACAACAAGAAAAAATGACAACGTAACTGATTGGGCTGGATGGGCTGCGGTCGATGTTGATGATTTTGAATTTACCGGAGATCTCAAAGATGAACTACTACGACGCTTTCCCAATTATCGTTTTATTTGCTATTCTACTGCAAGCAGTACCCCTAGTGCTCCGAAGTTCCGCCTTGTCTTTCCTCTTACACGACATATTAGAAGCGATCGAATCAAAAGATTCTGGTATGCTCTCCAGACTGAACTCGGAGATCTCGGAGACAGACAGACTAAGGATCTATCAAGAATGTATTACATCCCAGCGACATATGATAATGCTGATAACTTTATTTTCAGCTATCGTGACGGGGCTTTTGTGGACCCAGATGAGTTAATCTTTAAACATCCAATGCCGGAAAAAGCTTCATTGAATAACTTCTTTGATAGACTTCCGGAAGCAATGCAAAAGCAAATCATTGAACATCGTAAAGCTCAATTAACAGAAAACTTTGAATGGACCTCTTATGTTGATTGTCCATTCTGGCCTAAGTCTCTTGCAGCTGAATATCAAACTATTAATAATACAGGTTGGTATCATAAGATGTATCAAATAATGGTTGCTGTTGCTGGTAATGCAATTAGTAAAAAGTATCCTATCACTGCAGATGAAATATCTCAGTTATGCCGTCAATTCGATCTTGACACAGGTAATTGGTATAAGAATAGACCAATGGATAAAGAAGCAGATCGTGCACTTGAATACGTATATAAAAATGGATAATATGAAATTTCACTTTGATGATTTAGATCCTTCTGGATTTGATGCTTATTGTAAACCTACATTAGATCGTTTGATTTCTGAGATGTCTGAATCAAGACGCAACGGAAGAAGCGATGAACTTATTGAATTTCATACAAAGCTTGGTTTAGCAGCTGAGTTTTATTTAATTACAGAACATAATTATACAGAAGATACATTTGAATTTCGTGATGTGATTAGTCCAGATGGA